CGCCTCCGAGATGTTCGACGACGAGGAAAAGTCCCGCCTGTGGGAGAAGGCCGAGGAACTCGACATGAAGATCCGCGCCTCGCAAGACAAGTTTGCGCCGGAGGCCCGCTTCATCTTTGACGCCCTCCAGCAGTCCACCGGACAAAAGACCGGCTTCGGAGCGCCCGACATGCGCGACATGGCATCCCGCTTTGCCCAGTTGCCCGACAACCAGCGCAAGGCCATCTACGAACTGGCCGGAGGCTTTGCCCAAATCACCCAGACCGACAAAGGCTTTTGGTATCAGATGGCCGAATCCCTTGGCCGCGGGGCCAGCGACATTGTCGAGCGCGTGCCGCGCAACTTCCGCGAGCAGACGCTCCGCGGTCAGCTTCGCCTCTTGAATAGCGACCAGCCCGTCTTCCGCGCCGCGGGCGTGGCCGGTGCCGAGTTTAGTGCCGCGGGCAACACGCCTGTCACGCCGGAGGAACGCGAGGAGGCCAAGGCCAAAATCCAGTCCGACCTTGGCGTCTTGAAGGTCGAGCGCGAACTGCGCGACTTGGCCGAGCGCGTCGTCGATCCCATCAAGACCATTGGCGTCCTGCCGGAGATTATCGAGGAAGGTCTTTACGGTGCCGCCCGCAGCATCCCTTACACCGCCGTCGCCGCGGTGCCGATTGCGGGCGTTCCCGCCGTGGCCTCCGCGTTGTTCAGCAGCAACTACGACCGGATCATGCTGGAGTATCCCGACCTCGATCCCGACAAGGCCGCGCTTATCGCCGCCATCTCCGCGCCCATCGAAGCCGGTCTGGAGCGCATGAAGGTCAACACGATCACCGGACGCCTGCCCGTCTTTGGCGGTTTAGTCAAACGCCTGCAACACCCCAACCAGCGAAACATCACCCGCATCGCCATCGGTGGGGCCGGAATTGTGGCCGAGCAAAACGTGCAGGAGATCGTGCAAAACGCCACCTTCCCGTTTGTCCAAACCATCGCCGCGGCGCTCGACGCCGACATGCCCGACTACGACTGGGAGGAGCGCCTCGCCGGTATGCCGCGGGAACTGGCGGTGCAATTCGTCGCCCTCCTTCCGCTTTCCCTTATGGGTGTGGGCGCACTGTCCTACCGCGAAATCAGCCGCGGCGAGAACTACCTCAAGAGCAAGGCCGACTTGGAGAAGGCGGGCTACAGCACCGAACAGATCGACCGCATCACCGGAGCCGAGAGCGCCGAAGCCGCCCAAGCCGCACTGGTCGAGGAACACGCCAAGCGCGACCCGAAGCTGGTCAAAGCCGCCGCCCAGCGCATCGTGGACGAATCCATCGCCCTGCGCGAGAAGGCTAATCCCGCCGCCTTGCCGCGTCTGGAGAAGCAGGGGGCCGACTACGTTGTCCTTTCGCCGGAGGGCAAGGAAATGGCCCGCACGACCGACCAGACCGCCGCCGAGCAGGCACTGGTATCCGCCCGCCGCGAGACGGTTCAGCGCGAGATGCGTGGCGTAACCAACGGCATCAACCTCGCTTTGGAATTTATTAACAAGGCCAACGAGGCCCGCTCTCGCGGAGATGACATTCAGAAGTTCATTTTGGAAAACAGAGACAACGACCTTTTCCAAGACTACGAGGCCAACCCGACCGAGCAAAATCTTGAGCGTCTTTTTGAAACGGTAACGGCGTTTGGCTTTGACGCCAAAGAACCCGAAGACCTTAAAAACTTTCCGGTGCTGGCCAGCAACCAAGGCGCGTTGCGCGACGGTATCTACCGTTCCATCGTCCGCATTTTTGACGGAGCCGACGGCACCATCGTCATGCGCGACTTCGCACAGGATAACCTTAAACGCGCTATGGCTGAAGGCCGCGTCAGCATTGACTGGGTGCGCTCCAAGCTAAACGAACTGATTCCGCAGATCGACAGCGAACGGATAGAGCGCAAGCTCCGCACCGAGACGGACACCGACGTCATTGAAGCGTTCTCTGACGTTGCCATTGCTTACTTCCGCGGGCGCATCACCGAGGATATGATCCCCGAAGGATTCCGCGGATTCTTCCGGCGCATGGCCGTATTAATGGCCGACATCTTCCGCCGCGCCTACAACCTCGCCCGCCTACGCGCCGAGGGGAAACTCGACCGCGACTTTGAAGCACTCTTGGCCGAAGCGGTGGGCGTTGACCAGCAGGCACTGGTTGACCGCTCCCGCGAAAAGACCGCGCAGGAAATGGATGGGAACGATTTGGAGCAAAGGCTTCGTGCGCTATGGCCGTCACTAACAGAAGAACAGCGGTTAGCAATTAAACAGGCGTTACAAAACAAACTGAACGAAGCAACCGGATCGACCACAGACCAAACATCGCAACCCGCAACACAAAGCGATCTTGAGCAAAAACTTCGCGCAGCTTGGCCAAATCTTACTTCGGAGCAAAAAGAAGCAATCTTGCAAGCATTGCGAGACAAACTGCGTGAAATAAAAGGCGAAAAGACCGCGCAGGAGGTTGCGCCGGAGACGGCGAATTATTCGATTGGCACACCCGACAAAGACGGCGTCGTCCGCGAATCCGACGACACGACCGAGGCCGGAACCCTCGCGCCGGATACCGACCTCACCACACTCGACCCCGACCAGCAGCAGGGCGAGGGCTGGCAAGACATCCCGTGGGAGCAGAGCGAAAAGAACTACAGCATCGCGCCTGCCGTTTTGCCGGAGGCGTTCCCCATTCTCGACAAGGCGCTCTACGATCAAATTCTGGCCGAGACAGACACCACCGCGGCCATCCACATCGACCGGCTTCGCGTGGGCGAATACGAGGGCGTCATGCTGCAAGGCGGCATGTATTTCCCCGCCATCGTCGAAAACCTCAAGCAAGGTGTGGTCTGGGCCTTCAACAGCAAGAGCGTGGCCTCTGCCGTGGCCGAGCGAGCGCGGGCCAACGGCGGCTACGTCAAACTGGTGCTGATGCTGGAAGGCAACGTCATCGGCAATAAGACCTTCGCCACAATCTGGTTTAAGCAACTCCGCAAAAACATCAAGGCGGGCAAGATCACGACCGAGCAAGCCTTGGCCGAGATCAACGCCATCCGCGAGCGTTATGTGACCCGTCCGGTCAAAGGTGTGACAACCAAGTTCACCGGCCACGACAAGCCGTTCACCACGCTCAAGCAGGCCGAGAAGGCGCTGATGGAAATGCCGCAGATCAAACGCGGCAACTCCTACTTCAAAAAGACCAGCGTGGTCACCAAAAGCGACGGCGAGAAGATGTCCTACCAAAGCCTGCTTTCGCAGGCCATGACTGCCAAGGGATTTCCCGACGCGGCCAAGATCGTCGAGTCCATCGAAGAACCGGCGTTCAAAGGACTGCCCAAGGGAACCATCGTGGGGCTGATCAAGATCGATCCCAATGCCGTTCCCATGAGCGCCGCCGAGGCCGGAGTGACCGAGCATATTTCCTACGGCTACGTTCTCAAGGGCAAGCCGGTCGCCCGCATGGCCAAGCACCAGAGCATCGATGCGCTTTACCCGCAGATCAGCGGCAAGCTGATGAGCCAGCAGGCAATGGATTTTCCGGCCAGCCAAGTGCTGAATTATTCCATCGCCGCGGCGCAAGAGCAGCGCAAAGCGGACGTTGCCATTACTCCAGAAACGCCGGTCGCCAAGTCGATCAACGGCGTCAGTGCCGAAGACATTTTTGCCAGCGCCAAGCAACGCTTTGGCATCACCAAGTCGATCTACGAAGCGGGCTACGTTTTGCCGGATGGCACCATGCTCGACTTCTCTGGCCGTTCGCAGGCGTCCGGCTACAAGCGCAATGGCGCTACATTTCGTCCGACTGACGGCAAGAGTGATTATCTCCGCGACAGCCGCGGCATCGATCACCGCGAGATCGAATGGGATGGTATGCCGGACTACACCGAAACGTGGGGCAGCATGGCCGACTTCCTCCGTTTGGGAGCCGTCCGAATCGATGGCAACAGCGGCACGATTTCCATGCGGAGCCGCTTGCGCCCGACGTCAGCGCAGTTGCGCGTCCTTAAAGACCTCGTCACTTCTGCCGACGGCGCGTATTTGGACTTGGAAGACGACTTGGGCAACGGCACCGCCATGATGCTGGAGTCCGGCAAGTGGACTCGCGTGCATGGATTTTTGGAACGCTGGGCCAATGGCGAGACTCCATCTGTCACGCGCAGTTACTCCATCTCCACCCAACGCGAAATTGACCGCGTGCAGGCGGCGATGGATCGTCTCGCCCGCAGTCCCTCCGAGCGCATCTCGCAGTATGCCGCGCTAAAAGAACGCCTTGCCGCGGCCTTGGAGCGCAACAAGCCCATCATGCAGTCCATGCGCGGCGACATGTTGCCGCAGGATTTCGACCGCACGCGCATCCTCAACGACCTTGGCTTTCTCGACTACATCCTCAAGGTGCTACCGCCGGAAGTCCGCGGGCGGGTAGGGGGCTACACCAACCTCGCCAGCATTGCGCCGGTAGACGTCTACAAGGGCGACCAGAAAGTCAGCGAGGCCAAGAACCCCGCGGGCGCAATCATCAGCGCGTGGATGCGCGAGGGTCAGAACATCGGGCAGGCGCAGAAAAACACCGCGCTGCCCGAAGGCTACAGCACGGTGCCAAACACCACCGACGAGCGCAGGGACAAAACCATCGCCAACTTCCTTATCGACCGGCTCAAGAAAATCGACCGCGAACTGGAGCGTTACTACAAGCGCGACCTCATGGAGCGCATCTTCGATGTGCTGGACAAGTCGCGTCCCAAGGCCGGTCAGAGCGGGGTCAAGCGCAGCACGCTGGGGGCCGAGACGCAAAAGTTTGCCGACACGGTCTACCGCTCGTCACTGCTGGACGACGAGAAGACCGCAGAAAAGCTGACTGCACTTGAAGCACAAATCACCGGCATCCAGCCAAAAGACAACAGTCCCGAAGCGATTGCCGAAAGCCAGAAGCGCATTTCCGAACTTTCCGAGGAGTGGACAATCGTCAACACGTTTGGCGACTTAAAGAGCCGTCCGTCCGAGACGCTGGCTTACGGTCTGGAGTGGTTGCAGACGCAACTCAAGGCAGGGCGCGAGGCGTGGCAGATCAAGGAAGCTGCCCGCATCCAAGAAAACCGCGAGCGTGCCGCCAAGGTCATCGCGTTTTTGGGCAAGCCAACCGACTTTGGACGCTTTGAAAACAAGTCCGCGCTGCAACGGTTTTTGCAGGCGGTCAACGCCTTCGACCTCGACCACAAAAGTTTCGACCAGTTTGCTCCTTACCTTTTTGGCGACGAGGTTGCCGCCGAGTTGTCCAAGAAAATGCAGCGGGCGCAGATCGACGAGGCCAAGCTGGAACTGGAGAATACACGCAGTATTCTTGCCGCCCTACGTCAAGGGGCCAAAGCGGCAGGCATGTCAACCAGCAAGGCGCTGGTCGCATTTAAGGAGAACCAGCCCTACGCCGTTCGCAAAATGGAAGGGCGCAAGGTCAAGGACACCAAGATTTCCATTGAACTGGCCAAGAAGATTGTGCGCGGGTTGGCCGACCGCGGCAGCTTGTCAAACCAAGACGTCCAGACGTTATCCGACGAATTGGCCGCGTTGCCGCGAGACACGAAAAAGGAATTTGTCACGATCAAGCAAGTGATCTTCCGCGGGGAAGAAGTGCGCCTCACCATGAGCCGCGCACAGGCCATGCAGCTATGGCTGACATGGCAGCAATCGGACGCGCAGGAGAAGATGCGTGCCGACGGTTTTACTGACGACAGCTTCGACGATCTCGACAACCTTATCTCCGGCCCGTTCGCGCAAGCCATCCTCCGCGTGACGTCGCGCATCTACGGCTCCGGCTACGCGCTGACCAACCCGATCTACGCCCGCATGTTTGGCATGAACATGCCAATGGTCAGAAACTACGCTCCGGCCCGCTATCTTTCTTCCAAGGAGGTCAAGGACGTCGGCCTCGACGGGTCGCCGCTGACATCGGGTGGCCAGCCCAGCTTTGCCAAGTCCCGCGTCAACCACACCGCCAAGCTCGCGCCCGAAGACGCGCTGACCGTCTTGCAGAGCCATATTGCCATGCAGTCGCACTGGGTCGCCTTTGCCGAAGTCACCCGCGAATACCGCTCGCTACTTTCCAACCCCGACGTCCGCGAGTCCATCAGACAGCGTCTGGGCGCGGACGTTCTTCGCACCGCCGAAATGTGGGGCGACCAGATGGAGCAACGCGGCGGCAACAAGGGCAGAGAGATCGCGTGGATCAACAACATGCTGGGCGCGGTCATTGGCGGTCAGTCTGTTTCGCTTTTGGGCTACAACCTCAAGTCGCTGATGATGCAGACCGACAACTTAATGCGCTTTACCTTGGCGCTCGACAGTCGCCAAATTGGGTCTGCCTTGTCCGATCCGGTCGCCCTCATGCAGAACATCCGCAAGGTGTGGAAGACGGACATTATCCAGACCCGCTTGGAGGGCGGTGCCACGGCGGAAACGCGGTTCTTCTTTGAGCGGTTTGTTTCCATGTTCCGGCGCGGGGCCAAGGTTGCCGAAATGTCCATGATGCCCATGAACTATCTTGATTCGGCGGGGCTATCTGTCTCTGGTGCAATTGTTTACCAAGCCGCATACAAGGACGCGCTCGACAGCGGCGTAGACCCGACCTCCGCAGAGCGAGCGGCCAAGGATGCCGTCGAAGCAATGGTCTACCGCTACGGCCAACCAGTGCTGATGGGCCAGAAATCCAACATCGAAAACAGCGGCAACGCATTTACCAAAGCGTTCTTCCTCTTCATGTCCGATCCGCGATTGAAGATGGCTATCATTTCCGACTCCGTCCGCGGACTGGCCACCGGACGCGGCGACTGGAAGACCCATGTGCGCCGGATTGTGGCCATTGAAATGATGGCCGTGGTTTCCCATGTGCTGGCCACCGCGTTCAGAGATGCGACCAGCGACGATGAGGACGAGGATTTGTGGTCTATGGGCGGCTTTGCCCGCGCCCTGCTGCTGGCTCCGTTCCAAGGCTACTTCCTGCTGGGCAGCGTCAGCGACCTTGTGCTGTCGCGCTTGACCGAGGCCCAATGGTTTACGCCCACGCAGAACCCGCTCATCCGCACCGCGGACACCGCCTTTCGGGCCTTCAACAATCTCGACGACGCCTTCAACTTCGACGATCCCGACGCGCTGGTCAAAGAGTGGACAAACATCACGCGCTCCATTGCGCTTACGCCACCGCTCGCCGCGCCCGCGGTCATCATGAACATCGTTCGCCCGCTGGTGCAGGGTTGGGAGCGCATGGACGACGACGAATAAACTATTGCGCCACCATGACCACGAAGGTTTAGTCAAATCACTAACATGGCTGTTCAGTCCGATACTTCTCGCATTTCCTACGCAGGCAATAACTCGACCTCGACGAGTTATGCCGTCCCGTTTGTCTTTTTGGAAAACGCCCACCTCAAGGCCATCGCCAAAACCAGCGCCGGAGTGGAGACGGTCGTCACGCTGACCAACCACACCGGAGCCGGAGACGTCAACGGCGGCACTGTCCGCACATCGGTCGCCATCCCCGCGACCAGCACGCTCACCATCTACCGCGACGTTCCGATCACGCAGACGACCACCTACGCCGAAGGCGGCGATTTCCCCGCGGCATCCCATGAGCGTGCGCTCGACAAGCTGACCCAGATTTCCCAGCAAAACGCCCGCCAGATCGGCAGCAGCATTCGGTTTTCCGAAGCGACCCAGCTTAACCCCGTCAACCCGCCGGTCAGCGCCACGCCCCATGTTTTGACCACCGTCAACGGCGCTGCACCCACATGGGAAACAGTGCCTTCAGTTTCGACGTCGCTTAACATTCCGAGCCTTACCGACACATCAACTGTTGGGCCTTCCGACGAACTTATTGTCCAGCAAAGCGGACTGCCAAGACGGGCTACGGCCAGCGAGCTACTTAACGGAACCGCCACCGTCACAAGCACCGGAAGCACGACTGGCAGAACTTTAGCAAACCGCTTTGCTGACACGGTCAATGTCAAAGATTTCGGTGCAGTTGGCAACGGTGTGGCCGATGACACCGCGGCGATTCAAGCGGCTATTGGTTCTAACAAAGTTGTCTATTTTCCGCGCGGCACTTACATCGTCACCAGTGGCATTTCTTTAACGAACAGCAACAATTTTGCGCTGGTTGGAGAGTCCAAACACGCAAGCATTATCAAGTTAAGTGCGTCTGCCACTTTTTCGGCGGATATTCTTGCATTCTATTCTTGCTCGCAGTTTTCCATCAGCGGATTGCAGTTTAAGTGGAACAACAATACTTCTTCTCAATCATTTGCACTGTTGCGGATTCAAAGCAGTAATAATTTTACTGTAAGCGACTGTATTATTGAACACAATAGCGCGCCGATCGGTTTTTACATTGAAAGTTGTCATGCGTTTTGGATAGACCGCAATGTTATCAAGCGTTTTTCCCAAAGCAGTGCCACTAACTACAACATCAACGTAAGCTCAAATATATCAACGGCAACGAATGGGGTGATTAGCAATAACTATATTGAGAATTCCGGCATTGGACTTTTTGGAAAAAACATTACCATTACGGACAACTACTGTCTAAACAACAAATACGGAGCAAATATTGTAACTTTTGCCCAAGGCGCCGGTTTTTCCGGCAGCTTTTTTGGGAAATATGTTGTGACCGGCAACCATTGTATTGGTTCAACTGGCACTGATGCGGATGGCTTTTTATGCTCCGGCATGGAAATCGCTGGAGCGTATTCCGTTGTCAGTAATAACGTGGTGTGTGATAACGACGGAGAGGGAATTCGCTTATTTGCTTATCAGTCAATTTGCTCAAACAACATTGTTTACAACAATGGCAAGGGCGGCGGGGCCAACGAAACGCGGTGTGGTATTTTGGCATGCTGGGCAGACCCGTCTTTAGTTGGTGGTAACGTAACATATTCAGCCAATTACAGCATTATTCATGGAAATCAATGCTTTGACACGGGAGGTATAGATCAATTATACGGTTATGGTGAGTCCTCTATTTCCATCACCGGAGTTCGTGTAGTAGACAACGATTTTGCCGGAAGCGCAACAGCCCCGCTTTTACTAAAATCGACAACAGGCAACTCATACGAGTTAGACCATTGGTTTAGCTACGCGCCAGTGATCGCCGCCGCCACTGGATCTTTGACGGCTGGGACATGCACTGGTCATTACATGAGGAAAGGCAAATTTGTGTTTTTCCAAGCCAGTTGCGCCATCGCTAATAATGGGACGGGAGCAAGTTTCTCAACAATCACGTTGCCGATTCCGGCCTCGGCTGGCGCAATAACCACCGCTGCAAGCGGCAAGGCTATTGTTTCTGGAAAATTATTAAGCGGGCAGATAGGGCCAACAAGCACGACTGTCAATCTGGTTGCTTATGATGGCACTTATGCTGGAGCAACAGGCGAAACATTAATTGTTTCCGGCTGGTATCAAATCTAATGCTGCTCGGAAGCCTCATAGTTCACATGCCATGATCCTTGAACTCAAAACCAGCGCCGCAATGCTGACCGCCGGAACCTTCGGCGTGTTTGCTACCGCATCGCCGGTCATGGAGTCCTTCGGTTGGCTTCGCACTGTCGCGGAACTGGGCAGCTTTGGACTGGTCGCGTTCAGCGCCATCATGCTGCTGGTCAAGGTTGCTCCGGCCTTTATTAACCACTTGGACAAGGCGCGTGATTCTTTCCTCGTCGAACTTTCCAAAGAGCGCGACCAGCGGCACGCGAATGCGGAGAAACTTAACCAGTCGCTGCATCAGATCGATCAGTCGATCCGCGATGTGCATCACACTTTGAAGGGGGTCAAGTAAATGAGCGTCAAAATTCAAGACTGGAACAAGATTGCCTCCAACGTCGTCCTTGTGGCCCAAGGGCCGGATGGCAAGCCCGCGCTGCTCGCGGAGAACAAGCCCGCCTACGACTACCGCGCTTTCACTTGGACAAGCGGCAATGCAACGCAAGTGGTCTACAGGCAGGGTGGAGCAAGCGGAACCATAGTGCTGACCGAAACCTTCACCTACGACGGCGACGGCAACCCGCTCACCCAGACGCTGACCTACCCGTAAGATGCCTTGGAAATACAATCCATTTACCGACGCGCTTGACCTCACTGGAGGCGGCGCGAGCTACATCGATGGGGTAGTGGCTGACAGTTCTTTGCTGCCTGTTACCCTTGGTTCGCCAGCCCTCGACTCCGTTTTCTTGGCCAAGGCCGGTAGCGGGATTTGGTTAGTCAACAGACGGCCAGCCGGATTGTATGTGCGAGTGGCCAACAATGGCGTGACCGCGGATTGGACTTATCTTGGCGCGTTTCCAGAGGTGAATGCAGACGCCAATTGGGAACTGTATAACTCAACTGACCCAACAAAAGAATTGAAGTTTGATTTGTCCGGTCTGCCCACCGCGACCATCCGCACCGTCACCGGCCCCGCGGGCAACGGGCAGATGATGGTTTCGGGACAAGCCGGATCCTTCACCACGCTCACCGCCAACAACGGCACGCTCACGGCGTCCGCGCCTGCTGGCACATTCTCGCAGACTTGGGACGATCAAGCCGTCTTCACCGCCAGCGCAAGCGGAACAACCTTGACAGTAACAGCCGTGGCGAGTGGGACAATTCGTGTAGGAATGTTGCTGTATCCATCGGGATTTCCAGGCAACGAAAGAACAGTCGCCTCGCTTGGCACGGGAACAGGCGGGACGGGCACTTATATATTGTCATCGGCATCTGGCATTGGTTCCAGCATTACATGGACGGGCGTTCTAAACACGTTCAAAGCCCTGACGGTTAATGCGGTAAGCACCTCAGCTTTAAGCACCGCTACTTTGTTTGAAGCTCAAGCGAACGGAACGCCCGTCTTTTCCATTACCAGAAATGGAAATATTGCTTTGAGTGGTGAGATCGACCTCACAAGGAACAGCTCAACGTCAAACAGAATTACTTCACCTGCCATCACAAACCTTACTATCGGGGCAAGTGGCGGCGGCTCTATCTCAATGTGGGGTAGCGGCTACGGAGCGCAGGCATTGTCGCTGACAAACGCGCAAGGTGCCGGATTTCTATTTCTCGGTGGCGCAAACAATATTGAAATGCGAAACGGCACAAGTCCGTGCGGCAGCTTGCTACTGAACAACACCTTCACCTCCGCGACGAACCACGAACGTCTACGTTTGGCTTGGTCAAGCAATGTCGCCATCATTGGCACGGAGAAGGGATCGGGTGGAGGCTCTGCGAGGGCGCTGGAGTTTCAGACGGATGGGGTGACGCGACTGACATTTACTTCAACAGGTCAAATCCAGACGCGGCAGGGATTGGTGTTTCAATACTTCTCTGCTACGGCCTCAAACCACTCGGCAAACTTGCAGGCAACTGGAGACGGAGTTTTGCGACTGACTAATAATGGCAACTCTGACTTTAACCGCGTCCAATTCGGCGGAACTGACTCAACATTCCCCGCGCTGAAGCGCAGCAGCACATCATTGCAAGTTAGGCTCGCGGATGATTCGGCGGATGCTGCGTTGAGCGCATCATTGTTCAGTGTTGGAAGTGGGGCGTTCGATGGCGTAATCGGAAGGCCAAATGCGGGCGTGATTGGTTTTGCTCGCGCAGATGGAGCAACGACCTACACAGCGTCTTTTGGATTCGACGGCACCAGTCGCGCATTGGTGATGAACAGTGGTGCTTTCATTAGTTGGTCAACAGGAAACCCGACATCCGTTAGCGGCGATCTGCGTATGTTTCGCAGTGGTGCAGGAATTTTGCGTCTCCAAAGCGATACCTCCGATTTTAACCGCATCCAGTTTGGAGGAACCACGACCAGCTTCCCCGCGCTAAAGCGAAGCGGCACCGTTCTACAGGCGCGACTTGCTGATGACAGCGGTTTCGCCACCTTCGATGGTATTCTCGCGATGGAGGGCACCGCTCCTGCCACCACAGGGGCCACAGGGACTGCTGGAGAACTTCGTTATGACGCCGACTACATCTACGTCTGCACGGCGACAAACACATGGAAACGCGCAGCCATCGCAACTTGGTAACTTTATGCTAACCAACCCAACACCCATAACCGTCGAACCCATCCCTGCGAAGGTGTTCGATAAACTCCATGTCTACACGCTCTCGGCCATCCAGCCGACAGCAGACAGCGGATCAATAACCGTGGAGCTTCTGCCCGCTACCGCAGACGGCGAACTGGCCAACGGTTCACTCGTCCAGAAGATGACCGCGCCGTTGACGCCCGAAATCATGGCAGCGGTTCCCGAACTCGCCGCCGCGTTTGCCGCAGTCCTCGCCGCGATTCCCGCGACACAGGCTTATCTTGCCGCGCAACAGGAGGCTCCCGCAAATGAATAAGACCGTCACTCTTACGGAAGCCGAGGCGAAGATCGTGATGCAATGTCTCGATCTGGCGACCAAGCACGGCGGCTTAAATGCCGCGGCGCAAATACTGCCGGTCGCGACCAACATCGAGAAGCAACTGACCGAGGCCGAACCCTCAAACCCTTGACCCCCATGCGGCGTGCGGGTTTAGTCAAAACATGCGCCTCCTTCTAATCATCGCCGCTTTGACGCTGACAGGATGCGCGAATTTTTCCGAAGTCCGCTTTGGCTGGGACTTCGCCAAAAACACTTTGCACGTTTCTGTGCCTCTTCAAAAACCAACCTCGTCCAAATAACATGATCGACTACATCCTCGCCCGCCTCAAAGAACCTTCCACCTATGCCGGAGCGGCCACCTTGCTGGCTCTCGTCGGCTGGAAACTTTCGCCGGAGTTGATGGGCGCTATTGCCTCTGCTGGCATTGCCGTCATCGCTTTGATCGAAATCGTTCGCCGCGAAAAGAAGTGAGCAACGAACAAAAGTTCCAGCGGGATCTCGACCGCTGGGGCGTGAAGCATTTTGCGGCCAAAGAGTTTTTCTACCGCGGCGCAAGCGACGAAAAACTCAACCTTAACACCGACCCTCCGGCGGCACTGTGGCCGAACATGGAGCGCACCGCCAAGGTGCTGGACGAGGCCCGCAAGCGACTGGGCGCGTCGATCCGTATCACCAGCGCCTATCGGTCACCGGCCTACAACAAGCGCAT